CAGAGACGGACTGGGCTGGACGGCTAGCGAGCACCTGGACCCAGAGGCGGAGGTGAACTATATCCTGACCTATTCTGTCGGTTGGCGGCGCATGGCCAATCCCTGGGCCGTGTGGAAAGAGGGCGGCACGAAGCTGGCCTGCCGCATTGGCGAGCGCCCACCCTATGGAATTAAGGCGCGGTTATGGGATGAGGCGGTCGAGAATGTGGACTTGCGAATCACTGAGTCAGAGCAGTATTTGGCGCAGCTATCCGCGTGGGGTGCCGCGGCGAGGGTAGAGCTATTCCCGGTTGAACGCGACCTATTTACAATCATAGAGCGAGAACCGCGAGAACGGCCCACTATCGGTGTCGTGGGATACACCGTACCCAACGGGCGCAAGGGCAGCGTGCTGGTCAACGAGTTGGCCAATTACCCGGGCGCGAGCCGCTGGCGCGTCAAAGCCGCCGGACGCGGATGGCCGGTGCCGACCAAGGAGTACAAGTACCGCGACCTGGCGCGATTCTACTCCTCGCTTGACGTACATCTGTGCCCGACCGTTAGCGGGGACTCGCCCACGTCTCCATTTGAGGCATTGGCATGTGGGATTCCGCTAGTGATCCCGCGAGGCGTTGGCTTGCTGGACGAGCTTCCGGACGTGCATGGCATCTATCGCTATCGCATGGGCGATTTTGACGACATGGTGGCGACGCTCGAGAAGTGTATGCTAGACAGGGGGACACATAATAGCAATGCGCTACGTGCTGTGACAGAGGACATGACGGTCAATAGGCTATGTGAGGACCATCTAGACGCATTCGAGGACGCATTCGGAGGGGAGATTGCCATGCGGAACACATGCGGCATGCCAAGCTGGGCAGCATCATGATCACGCGATTGACGATACCGCAGGAGTACCTTGTCGTATCCGCGCGCGGCAAAGAGGCGGAGTTCGTGAACACGCCAGAGGCGGCGGCCATTCTCAAGGACCACTTTGGGCGCGAGGGGCTGTGCCTGAAGATGTTCAAGCCGCAGGCCATGTATTGGGGCGGTTCCTATATCGGAGCCTGCACCACAGTCCAGAACGTCTTTTCCTGGTATGGTCTGGCGCCGCGAATCTATGGGATTATAGATCCTCCCAACGAGCGGCTCATGCAAGTTGTCGACTTTGCCGATGGCAGTGGCGCGCCGCGCATCTCTAAGGCCCAGCAGGTCGCGGCGAAGTACGGATTCGCCGTCAAAGACGGAGACATCGACAAGCAGCTCGCCGAGTCGCACCGCTGGATCGGCGGCCAGATCGTGGACTTTGGACGCTTCTACTTCGCGGACCCGAACACCTATGAGAAGCGCATGCGCAAGCACGTCATCCGCTACCACAAGAAACCGCACACGGAGGCCATCGGCTACCATCCCTGCCCAGAGCTGGGCGTGAAGGGCGTGCGCGAGATCGGGCCACGTATCGAGATGATGCGCTGGGACGACTACGAGTGGAAGGGCAGGACAGTGCTCGACCTGGGGTGCAACTCTGGCGCGTTCTCTCGAGAGGCGGCCAAGCGCGGCGCAGCACGCGTCATCGCCGTCGACCACAAGTTCGCCAACAAGAACCGCGAACTGTTCAACTGGCTGGGCTACTGGAATGTTGACTGCCTGGAAGTCTCACTGCCTGGCGACTGGAAGCAGATCCGCAAGCAGAGCGGTATCGACAAGTTCGACATCGTCATCTGCCTGTCAATGGTGGGCCACGCTGGGGGCTACAAGGGCTGGCTGCCCGAGCTATGCGGCGACGTGCTCTTTTTCAGCGGCCAGGGCGCCGAGGACCGCAAAGATTACCAGGCCAGACTCGACCGCGACTTTGGCGAAGTGAACTGGCGCGGCTACGCGACCGACAACGGCAAGCACCCCGTATGGGTGTGCCGTCGACAGCACGCACAGGGAATCGCCGTCGCTCTCGATGAACCGTTGCGGATCGAAGCGCCTGAGCAGCCCGACGAGCCTGAGCGGAGCGACGAACCGCAGGAGGAACCATGGCCTACGTCGTCTTCGAGCGACTGAAAAGATACCTCGGCTCGCAGAGCGACGAGCCGGTCGATGATGACCTCCTGCAGGAGATGATCACCCACGCGGAGGGCTACATCAACCAGGAGACGCACCGTGTCTTTGAGGCGTTCGCGGACACGCGGCGCTATCATGTCGGGACGCCGACAAAGTACGGCGACGGCCTCATCAGCGGGTTGTCGATCGACAACCCGCGCCAGCTTCTACTGGACGAGGATCTGCTGACCATCACGACGCTACAGGATCGCCAGGGCGCGCGCACGTTCGCGGCGACGGACTATGTACTATTGCCGACGAACCAGACGCCCAAGAGCAGCATCCTCCTCATCGAAGAGCGCTGGGAATGGGTCGCCACGACGCTCGAGGCGGTCATCGTCGAGGGCGCATGGGGCTGGTCAACGGTAGCGCCAGCCGACATCGCCATGGCCACGCGGAGGCTCGCGGCCTACCTATACCGTCAGAAGGATAGCCAGGTGTTCGACACGACTGCATTGTTCGAGGGCGGCGTGCTGTCGATACCGCAGGGCGTCCCGCGTATCGTGCAGTTCGTGATCAATCGCTACAGGAAGATGCTGTGATGCTATCACTCGCGCAGTTGACGCCCAACCCGCTGGCGACGTTCACCATGTTCGTGGGCGGCCTGGCGGACCTAGAGGTCACCGGCGTCGCCAAGAACTTCAAGTGGGACCAACCCGAGTCGCTCAACTCGGCGCAATGCCCGGCAAAGTGGGTATCGCTGCCTGAGAGCGACTCCCAACTCATGACCCTCGAAGGAGGTGCCGCCACTCACATAATGAGACTGAATCTGTGGATCGCCGTCGCGCCCGTGGCGCAGGACGTGCCTGAGCTACGGTTCCGAGCGGCAGTCGAGATGATGGACCGGCTTTTTCATGCACTGGCTCACGAGGACCTGGACACGGACGACATCTCGATCTCGAAACTGACCTGGACGATGCGACAGACAGAGGTAACGGTAGCAGGAACCGTCTACATGGCGGTCCATGCCCTGATAACAGGGCGGGGGTAACATGGCTCAAACAGTTGGACACGGTACGGCAAAACACGCGACGCTCGAAATCCGAGCCAGCACTAGCCCTCTCTGGGTTGACGCTAGCGGCTGGGCCGCGGCGGTCACGCCCGGGGGCGGCGATCACATGATCGGTGATGCGCACGTCTTCGATGGCTCGTGGCCACTCGTGGCGCTCGGCAAACTCAACCCGCTCGACTGGACCATTCGCGTCATCTACACCGAAGAGGACGAGGAAGGCGCAGACCTGCTGCATGGGTTCTACGAGAACCAGGAGCAGATCGACCTTCGCTACCGGCCCTTCGGCGCCAGTGGATGGCAGTGGTTCATCACGGGGTTCGTGGTTGGACCCGCGGTGCCCGAGGCCGACGGCGACAGCGGCGACATCCTGACGGTCGAGACGACGGTACACGGCACTGGGCTCGAGCTGACGCAAGCCACAACCTAAGAGGTGAGCAATGACGGAGGAGAAAACGGTCATCGAGGTGACTCCTGACCAGATCATGAACCCTGGGCAGGAGTTGCCCAATCTTGAGTTTACGGTCAATCTCGAGGCGTTGGATGATCTGACCATTGGCCAGTATGCGGCGCTCCAGAACCCAGCGACCAATCTGTTCCTGCTCATCGGCGCCATCGAGGCCCTGACCGAGGGCCTCGACGTGCCATCGCTGAGAAAGGACGATCTAGCGCTGGTATCGGAGCGCATCTCCGAGGCGATAGAGTTCCGGCGCGCCTCAAAAAACTGAGGCGAGCCCTGGCGCGTGTGTACTTCACGAAGCAGGGCCCCGTGCCGTGGGAAGTCATCGAGCTAAAGCTGATTCGCGAACTCAACTGCAAGCCATCTGAGCTGGCAGGCGAGAACCTGATACATTGCATGCGTCTCCTGACCGTGATGGAGTTTGAGCAAAAGTGGCCGAACGCGAAGTAAAAATTGTCATCACCGGCGAGGACCGGACCAAGAAAGCGCTGGCGTCTGCCGCCAAGGGCTTTCAGGGGTTCAACCAGAAGATCGGCGGCTTTGTCGCGGGCGCGGTCAAGGCGCTGGCCAAGGTCGGCGTCGCGGCGGCTGTAGGCATCGGCGCTATAGCCGTCGTCAGTGTCAAGACGGCCATCGAGGTCGAGAGCGCCTTCGCGGGCATCATCAAGACCACCGACGGGCTCGTCGACGAGTTCGGTGCGCTCAACGAGGTAGGCGAACAGGTACGCGCTGAGTTCCGAAGATTGGCCCTGACGATCCCGACCAACCTGCCGGACTTGATGCGCGTCGGCGAGCTGGGCGGTCAGCTTGGCATCGCGAGTGAGAACCTCGTTGACTTTACCGAGGTTATGGCCGCCATGGGTGAGGCGACGAACCTCACGCGTGAAGAGGCGGCGACCGCGTTCGCGCAGATCGCCAACATCATGGGCACGGCTCAGACGGACTTTGACCGCATGGGCTCCAGCGTCGTGGCGCTGGGCAACAACTTTGCCACGACCGAAGCCGACATCGTCAACTTTGCCACGCGCATCGCCGCGACGGGCCGGATTGCCGGACTCGCGGAGGCCGATGTGTTCGGCATTGCTGCGGCCTTTACATCGGTAGGCGTCCAGGCTGAGGCTGGCGGTACAGCGGTGCAAAAGGTACTCACGGCGATGACGATTGCCGTGGCCGATGGCGGCGACCAGCTCGACATCTTCGCCGACACGGCTGGCATGTCCGCCGATGAGTTTGCTGCAGCGTTCAAGGTCGACGCGGCGGGTGCGTTCACGGACTTCGTCGAGGGACTGGGCGAGCAAGGCGACGAAGCGTTTGGGACACTGGAAGCGCTAGAGCTACAGGACCAGCGCCTCATCCGTGCGTTCCTGTCGCTCGCGGGCGCGGGGGATCTGCTCGGGCAGACCATCGCCGAATCCAATCAGGCGTGGGACGAGAACACGGCGCTCGCCAAGGAAGCCGAGGCGCGCTACAGAACAACTGAGAGCCAACTTGCCATACTCAAGAACACGGTCAAGGACGTGGCGACCAGCTTGGGCGATGCGCTGATTCCGTTCTTGCGCGAAACGCTAGAGGTCGCGCGACCGTTCATCGCTGAGTTTGCCGAGAAACTGCCAGAGTTCCTGGAAACGAAACTCATTCCAGCGCTCAAGGATGTAATTGGGGGGATCAGCGATGTCGTCAAGGCCGTTGGCGGGTTCATTGCGGACCTAAAGGCTGGCGAAGATCCTATGGGCGCATTCTCGAAGCTCCTTTTGCAGCTCGTGCCCGTCGAAGTCTCCGCCAAGATACTCGAGATTACGCAGAAGATCGTCGACCTTATTGGGTCCGTCTCCACGTTCGTCACGGAGCACGCGCCGGCCCTCAAAGCGGCGTTCATCGCCATCGGCGCGGCCATTGCTATAGCTAGCATCGCCAGTGCGGTCGCGGGTATCATTGCCGCAATCAACCCGATCACTTTGGTCATTGTGGCGATAGGCTTGGCGGTTGGCATTTTGGCGGAAGCGTGGACGAAGAATTGGGGCGACATTCAGGGCAAGGTCGCCGCAGTCTGGGCAATCCTCGAACCCATCTTCGAGGATGTCAAGCAGTGGCTCGAGGAGAACATCCCCGTCGCCGTGGAAACGCTGACCAAGATCTGGAATGACACCCTGCTGCCTGCGCTCGAAGGCATCTGGAAGTTCATCACCGACTTTTTCCTGCCGGTGTTCGTGGCTCTGGTAGACCTGGGGCTCGCCGTCGTCATGAAAAAAGTCGAGATCCTGGCGGCGCTGTGGACCAACGTCCTAAAGCCAGCACTCGAGGCGGTCTGGAAGTTCATCAAGGACAACGTAATCCCCAAGCTCGACGGATTGGCGGGAAGTTTTGGGGGCATTTCTGGGGCTGCCGAGACGGTCCTTGGCTGGATCGAAAAGGTCAAGGACGCTATCTCAAAGATCAAAGTTCCCGCGATTCTACAGCCCGGCTCCCCCTCTCCCCTTGAGGAGAGCCTGCTTGGCGTGGCCGGGGCATTCAGCGAAGCGACCGGCTCAGCTAGCGGGTTTGCGGGCGCTATCGCCAAGTTGGAGGGGCCCGCTACCACAACCTTCGTCGAACTCGGCTTTGGCATGATGCGCGGCCTGGCCGAGGGCGTCGACAAAGGCGAGTCCGATGTGATCCACAAACTGACGAAAGCCATCGGGCGCATCGTTGACGCGTTCGAGCGGCTGGTGAACCTGAACGCCCAGTTTGAGGTGGGCAACGCTGCGGGCAACATCACGGGGGTCCTCGACGCCTGGGAAGCCACGATCAGGAGCATCTTCAGTCGCCTCCAAGGGATGATAGATGAGTTTGGCGAGGGGCGCATCAAGGACGTTCGCAAGAGCGCGAAACGGTTGGCCGAGATCCTCGAAGCGGTGACGTTCGATCTGTCCCGGATCGTCGCCGTAGAGCTGCCCAACATGAACACCTGGCGCGACCAGGTGATCGACGTGACGCGGGCAGTGCTGCAGGTGCTTGGGCATCTCGCGTTCGAGTTCGGCGTGAAGGCAATAGAGGACGCGGCGATCTGGGCCAAGAGCGTGGCCGACATCCTGGCGATCGTCAAACCGGGCGTCGACGCGCTGGCGGCGCTGGCTAAGTTTGAGGCGCTGGCCGACATCCCCATCGTGGCCAAACTATTCGCGGAGCAGCTCCTCTCTCTCGTGCAGGCATTCGTGCGGGTCAAGGAGGGCTACGCCATCACGTTCGCCGAGGATGCCAAGGCGTGGTGGGAGGACGTCAAAGCGGTTATCAGCGTCATCAAACCCGGCGTCGATGCTTTGATCGCCATGCAAGAACTCGTGATCGTGACGAACATGGCCCTCGTGGCGGGCATCTTTGCCGAGAACCTATTGGCGCTCGTCAAGGAGTTCGAGCGAGTCAAGAGCGCTTACGCCATCACCTTTGCCGAGAACGCCAAGGAATGGTGGGCCGATGTGAAAGCGGTCATCGCTGTGATCAAGCCTGGCGTCGACGCGCTGATAGCGATGCAAGAGCTGGTCATCATCACCAACATGGAATTGGTCGCGGGTATCTTTGCGGAGAACCTACTGGCGTTGGTCAACGAGTTCGAGAAGGTCAAGAACCGCTACAAGATCGGCTTCGCGGAGGACGCCAAGGAGTGGTGGGCGAACGCCAAAGCCATCATCGACGTCATAGCGCCAGGCGTCAAGGCGCTCATTGAGATGCAAGAACTTCAGATCGTCACCAACATGGAATTGGTGGCGCGCATCTTTGGCGAGAATCTGGTCTCGTTGGTTAACGAGTTCGAGAAGGTTAAGGACAAGTACAAGATCGAGTTCTCCGAGGACGCCAAGGAGTGGTGGGCCGCAGTCAAGGAAGTTCTGAGCGTGGTCGAGCCGGGCATCAAGGCACTCAAGGCGCTGCTCGAATGGGAAGAGGCGCTGTCGGCGCCGATGGCCGCCGAGGCGTTCGCGCGCGCGCTGTTCGATGTGAGCGAGACGCTGGCGGATGTGGCCGCCGAGTACGAGGTGACATTCACGGAAGAAGCGCTCGCGTTCTTTGACGCGGTCAAAAAGGCCATCTCGATCATCAAGCCCGGCGTCGATGCTTTGACAGCACTGGGCGAGTTCGTGGCCGTCGCGGAGCTGCTGACGCAAATGGAAGTGTTCAAGGGCCAGATGAAACTCGTCATCGACAAGATGATCGAGCTAGCGGGCAACTATGAGACCGAGGGCCTCGTGGCGGTGCAGGCGTTCGCCGCAGCCGTCGAAGAGATATTCAAGGGCATCAAGGTCGCGCTCGAGGCGCTCAAGGAAATGTTCAAGCTGCCTGAGACGGGCGAGGTGGGGCTGGCCGTCGCCGCCGACTTCTTCGAGGAGACCATGACCGAGATGGTCAGGCGGCTAGGCATCGTGGCTGCCGCCATGGAACTCGACGGGCTCGACAAGGCGCGCCGGTTCCACGACGTGGCCGTCCAGATCCGCACCGCGGTACTCGCGGGAATCAACGCGATCATGGTGCTGGGCGAGGCGGGCGTCCCGGCGCTGGAGCTTGTTGCGGGAGGTCTTGGCAGTATGCTTGACGCCATCATCGAAGCGGTGCGCTCTCGGCTCAGCAGCTTCTTCGACATCGGCTTCGCCATGGGACGACAACTGGCGCAGGGCATCATCTCGGGTATGCGGAGCGGCCTCGCCAACATGGCGGGCGGGCTTGTGCCTTTCCAGATGGCCGCCAACGGATTCAGCGGCGTCGTCACGCGCCCGACGCTGTTCCTGGCGGGGGAACGTGGCCCCGAGAGCGTGAACATCTCGCCGGGCGGCGGTTCTGGCGGCATCCATATCGAGAACCTCAACGTCAACGGGTCTGGCAACGCAGGCGCTGACGTGGCGAACACGATCCGCATGCTAGAGTTTGGGACGGTGAGCCCATAATGGCAGTAACACACTACCCGCAAGAGTGGTTCCGCCTCGTCAACGCCGAGGGCGACGTGATCAACCTACGCGGCCCGCTCTGGGTCACCGGGCATGACGGCCTTGGGCTCGTGCAGTCACGCGCCTTCACGGAGGCGGGCCCACAGCAGCACGGGCAGACGTTGGCGGCGGCCTACCTGCAGGCCCGCGTGGTGACGCTACAGTTGCACGCGCAGACGGCGACCGAACCCGCGCTACAGACGCAGCGCGACGCCATCGCCTTGATGTTCAACCGGCCCCACGTCGAGATCTACCTCGACACGATGATGCCCTCGGGCACGGCGCGTCGGCTCGACTGCCGCTATCTGAATGGCTACACCGCGCCCAGGACCGCTCGCACGCCCTATTTCACGCAGCCCGATGTGCTACAGTTGATAGCCGACGACCCGATTCTGTATGACACGGATCTGATCGTCGAGATCTTTACGGTGGGGCCCTACTACGCGGGATCTGGCGGCATGTTCGTCGAGACCGAGGTGCCGACGTTCATTGGCTCAGGCAATATCATCGAGACGCGGGACATCACCTATACGGGGACTTGGCTGGAATATCCCATCATTCGATTCAACGGGCCGTGCCAGAACCCACGGATCGAGAACGTGACGACGGGAGAGGTGCTGGAGTTCGAGGTGGGAACGGAAGTCAACGCCAACGACTGGCTTGAGATCGACACGCGCTACGGGTTCAAGACCGTAAGCGACTCGGGCGGGAACTCGCGCATCGACGAACTAGTGGAGGACTCGGACCTGGCCACGTTCCACATCGCGCCGCATCCCGAG